CCCCCGCCCAGCCAGACCGCGAGGCGATGCGGGAGAGCGTGGCGCGTGTCGAGCGCGTAGAGACGGTGCCGCTGCTTCATCCGTTCGATGATACCGAGAAGCCGCCAATCTGGCGGGTAGTTGTCGGTGGGTACTGCGCTGATTTCGATCACGAGCAAGCCGCCTGCAACTTCTGCGCTGCAATCAACAACGCCATCCTCGCCAAGCTCACCCCAAGCGAGATGACGGAGCGGCAACGAGACCATTTTGCAGCGGCCATGGCTTATACCGATGGCGAGCGGGAGACGGTGCCCGCCACCCCAGCCGCTGGTGATGGCGCGCTGCGGGAGAGCGAGTTGACCGTGCCCCGCGAGCCTACCGATGAAATGATGCAGGCGGGTTTGTACGCCTCCAGTCACGACAGCGACTGGGGGAGCGTCAATCAGGTCTGGAAGGCCATGTTCGATAGCATTGCGCTGGATGGTGGCTGTACCACGCTTCTACCGGTTGCTCCGTCCCCTAGTGATGGCGCGCTGCGGGAGGTGGACGGCAACGACATTTGGGAGGCACTGTTCTCCATCATGAAAGGCAACGTGCCTGATGAAATGACCGAAAGCGTCTGTGCAAAACTGGCCGCCCGCCTCGCTCTTGGCGCGGGAGACGCATCATGAAGCCCACCACGAAAGAAGCGCGGGCGGCTGTTGCGGCATATCTTGCAGAATATCCACGTGCCGGTGATGAGGAAGAGATTGACCGGGACGGCGATAGTTCGCCGACGTTTGGCCATCTTCGCGCCCTCCTCGCGGCCGACGCGGGGCCGGGGTGGCGGTCAATGGACGATGCGCCTCGGGATGGGACGCGGGTGCTGCTCTTCTCGCCCACGAAAGCCTTTCCTGGCGCCGTAATTGTCGGGTGGTACGGAGCATCAGGCAAGGCGTGGTTTTCTGAACCCGGCATGTGGCAACGCGCGCCTGTAGCCTGGATGCCTCTCCCCGCCGCCCCCGCGCCTGACGCGAAGGAGGAAGGGTGATGGCTTATGCAGAGGCCACAACAGTCGCTGTCGAAAGATCTGTAGCTGAGATCGCGACCTTGGTTCGCCGGAACGCTGGTAGCCAAATCGCACAACTGGACGACGATGACCGTTATGTGATCGCCTTCACGATGGCGGATCGACAAGTCCGGTTCACAGTGATGTTCGACCCGTTGGCTCATAAGCGGTTTGCGACGGATGGGCGCGGTTCCGCCCGTGACGCAGCCGGCCGCCGAAAGCAGTGGGAGCAGCACCGCCGTCAACGGATGCGCGCGATGCTACTCGTCATCCGCGCGAAGTTCGAGAGCGTCGACAGCGGTGTTGAGACATTCGAGCAAGCCTTTCTGGCCAACGTCGTCATGTCGACCGGCGAGACGGTCTATGATCGTATCGCTGCCCCGATCGCTGCCGAATACCAGACCGGCGCTCCGCAACTCATGCTGACAGGTCCCCGCCCATGACCGAAACCAACCCGACCGAGCTGGTTGAGCGGCTGGAGCGCCTGTCTTCAGTGGCCACACCAGCACCGTGGCATCTATGTCAGCACCTCAAGAGCATGGAAGACGACACGGCTTGCCCTTGCGGTTACCGCGGTGTCGTATCTGGACCAGAGCATGACGACATGTTCGCTGTGTTCCAGCCGGGTCATGAGTTGCCGAGGCACGAAGAAGAATGGGGTACTGAACCGGCGCGATATCCACGAGAGGTTGAGATCGCGAACTCTCAACTGATTGTTGCCATGCGTAACGCGCTGCCCGACCTTCTCGCCACTATCACCCGCCTGACTGCTGAGAACGAGCGGTTGCGGGAGGGCCTCGGTCACATCTTCGCGAATTTCGCCGATCGCGCTCAAGCGCCTGGCCATTCCCACGACGTTCCCGGCATCTGGGATGACGATATCAGCAACGGCGAATTGGCCGGCAAGCCTTGTGACTGGTGCGCCAAGTGGAACGCCGCCCGCTCGACCTTGGGGGAGCAGCCATGAGCGATCGGAACCAGTTCGTCGGTTGGATTGCTGATCGCTTTCAGGAACGCCATGCAACTCCGCTGCCGCGTGATGAAGCCGAGCAGATGGCAGCGGCTTGCCTAGAAGCCTTTGAGGACATGGACCGTGTGACGTTCGGCCACCCCGATTATGATTGGGGCGAGGACGGCGCGCACAGTCTTGCCGACGAAGAAGTTCACGCAGGGTGGGAGAGCGTGTGATGTGGATGATGCTGTTCTGCGCGTGGGCTGTCAAATCCGGTGGGTGCTCTACTCCAGTAGCTTTGCCGTCCAAGCGAGCATGTGAGTTCGTCTTGAAACATCAAATAGACGTGGCGCGTCAACGTGAACGCGAGTGGACGAACGATGGCATGATTATCAACGGCCGGTGCGTGGGTGTGAAGCCATGAGCGATGACGAACTGCGCGAGGCGCTGCGTGACCCTGCCGTTGTCCACCTGAATATGCTTCGTGGCGGTATCGCAAAGCCGTCCGTAGCGCAGATATGGCACCTGTACGGTGCTGCGCTGTTGGAGGGGATGCCGGCAGAACATCGTGGCGCCGCCCTCCGCCAAGTCGAGCAGCGGGCTTACAGGGACGCGGTTTGGGGTCTGGAAAGGCGCGCGGCAGAGTATCGACAGTCAATCGTCGGGCTGACGGTCAACCAAGCCATGTTTCAGTCCAAGATGGCGGCTGAACTTGACGCCGAGGCTGCGTTGATCCGCGCTCGCTCGCCATTGATCCGTGAAAGCACGAAGGGAGGGGCGATCCATGGCTAGTGCTGCAAAGCCGGTTTATCCGCGCAAGTCGACAATTGAGCGCACGATCGCGGCCGCACGCGCTGCCGGCATTAAGGTCGGCGGGTTCGAGGTTGATCCGGATGGCACGATCCGCATTCTGTCCGAGCGTTCAAGCCCCGCGGCCAATGATGCATATGAGCGCTGGTCGAGCGGCCGCGCTGCCCGCTGATGGCTGGTGGGTTGCATATCGTCAGCAAGCGCAAGGTAGGGCGGCCGCTACGTTGGTATGTATATGCCTACCGAGGCGGGCCGCTGATCCACAAGGCCGAGGGTCCGCGGCCGCGCATCACCGCCGCCATTCAAGACCTGGCCGCTGAGGCTCGCAAGGCGCGGGGCGTCATCGCCGGGCAGGTTCCGACCATTGCCACGCTGATCGACGCCTTTGCTACCGACACGACGCCGGAATGGAAGCGCTTGGCGAAGTCGACCAAGCAGGATTACCGCATGTGGCTGGAGCGCATACGCTTGGAGTTTGGCGATGCGCCTTTGGCTGTGTTCGATGACCGCAAGATTCGCGGTGATATCCTGGGCTGGCGTGATCGCTGGGCCGATCGCCCACGAAGTGCCGATGGTGCCATAGAGGTTATGTCGCGGCTGCTGAGCTGGGGCGAGGACCGCGGGCGCTTGAAGATGAACGCCGCCAAGGGAATTGAGCGTCTGTACGAGGTCGACCGGTCGGAAGTGATCTGGGAGAAGGCGGACTTCGACCAATTCATCGCGGCCGCGCCGATCGAGGTTCGCGAAGGCGTCGAACTAGCGGCGGCAACCGGCCTGCGCCGTGGTGATCTGGTCAAGCTGCCGTGGGCGGCGGTTGGAGATCACGCGATCGTATGGCGCACGTCGAAAAGCCGGGGCAAGACGGTGGTGACGATCCCGCTGCTATCGGAGGCCAAGGCTGTGCTGGCGCGGATCCGCGAACGTCATGAGGCTACGATGGCCGCTCGACCAGTCGGGAAACGAATCTCCCTGCCGGAGACGGTGCTATCGAATACGCGTTGGCAACCATGGACCGCGATGGGTTTCGGCAGTCGGTTCAATGACGCCAAGATTGCCTCGGGCGTCGACAAGCACCTTCACGACCTCCGTGGAACGTTCGTTACGCGGTGCTGCATCGCGGGTCTGACCGATCAGGAGATCGCCGATATCGTCGGCTGGGACACCGCTGACATAGCCTCGATCCGTCGCCGCTATACCGATAATTCGCGCGTTGTGATCGCGATTGCCGAGCGGATCGCGAGGGCGGAGGGGCTGTGATTTGTAAACCGGCCTGTAAACCGCTTATCGGCCACCACCAAGAAACGGCAGTTTTGTGGTCGGGGAGACAGGATTCGAACCTGCGACCCCCTGGTCCCAAACCAGCCGTTAATCGCGGTTTTCTGCGGGTTTGCGTGTAAACCTCGTGCAAAAACGGCCACCTAGAATCAATAGCTTACGAACGGTGCGTAAACCGTTTTGCCCTCACTTCGCCTCCCGCGCCAGCTTCTCGGCAACGGCTTCGCGGATCACGTCGGCACGCGTCCGATCGCCTCGGAAGGCGTCCAACTGGCGCAGCAGATCACCCGGCCACCTGACCTGCATCATCACCGTGTCAGCGGCAGTCTCGCCAATCGAACGTCTCGCCATACGCGGCGCGGTAGCGGGGGAGGGCGTGTCCATCAATTTGTATATCGCCTGTTGCAATCCGATATACGTTTGATATACCGATATACGAATGGAGGCAAGGTTTATGGATTTCATCGCTTTTCCGAAAATGCCGCGGCTGACTCGTGAAATTATCGTCACTGAAAAGTTGGACGGTACAAACGCTCAGATATTGGTCGGCGAGGATGGCACGGTGTTGGCTGGTTCGCGTACCCGGTGGATCACCCCAGATGCGGATAACTATGGATTTGCGCGGTGGGTGCAGGATCATGCCGATGATCTGCGCCAGCTTGGCGTTGGCCGCCACTTCGGCGAATGGTGGGGTGCGGGCATTCAGCGTCGATACGGGCTGACTGAGAAGCGCTTCTCGCTGTTCAATACGGCTCGCTGGTCATCTGAACGCCCCGCTTGCTGCCATGTCGTGCCGGTTCTCTATCAGGGGCCTTTCGACACCGCTTGTGTCGAGGATGCGATCGCCGATCTTCGCATGGGCGGTAGCGTCGCGGCGCCAGGCTTCATGGACCCAGAAGGCGTCGTCGTCTTCCATATTGCGGGCAATGTTGGCTTCAAGAAGACGTTGCACAAAGACGAGATGCCCAAAGGGTTGGCGGCATAACCCCACCCACGAAAGGAAGCGCTGTCATGGCTGATGATAACGGCTGGCGGCCGATCGCTGAGGCGCCTGAAGGCGTCCAAATGAAGGTGGCTCACAACCTTGATCCATCTTCTATGAAGGAAGGACGCTATTTCAATACGACAGGCGTGTTCAAAGATGGCCGGTGGATCTGTAATGCGGCATTCGTCTGTATTGACGGCTTACTTCGTTGGAACCCGACACATTTCCGTGACCCTGAACCCGCGGGAGGGGCGGCATGAGCGAGGGTATGTGGGCAGTGACGTTGCTGCATGCGCGCGGGTTCATCGTGCGCCTGAAAGCACCGTCGTTCCCGACGCTTTTCACCGAGCGCTATAGCAAGCGGGTTCGCACGATCCCGCTCGGCTTCGGTTGGCGGATCACAATTCGAGATTTGCGGAGGAGGGCACTGCCATGATTACGCCAATGGTTTACACGGGGCCTGATGTCTTTAAGCCGGCAGGCGCATCTTGGTATAAAGAGGGCGTACACGAGCTAAGTACTTATAATCAAAGCATCTCAGACCAATACCTCGGATATTGCCGATGCGGCGAATGGTTTTGCAACATCTCAACATGGAGCGATCCGCCCGCTGAGATCGTATCTGCAATGGAAACAGAGTACGCGAAACACCTCGCAACCATTAACGAAACCGCCGCTCAAGATGCTCACCCATGACTGATCGCGCGAGGGAGGTGGCTGCTTCGTTGAGCGAGGCTCAACGGGCAGCGATACTGTCGTTACCGGACAGGAGGTATAAGCCGCGTTGGCTTTTAGATGGCGACGATAGATCGGTTTTCAGGTCAATGCCTGAGCTGGTCATGACCGGTTTTGCTTCCAGTGATGACTCACCGCCTCCTATGAACGCGGCGCTTACACCCTTTGGCCTTGAGGTTCGCCACATATTAGACGAGACTGCCACTGGAGGGCACTCATGCTAACACCTGAACAAACCGCAGCGAATGACGCAATCGAGATGGTCGCGCAGTTCATTGAACGGTCGACCATGATGCCACCGCGTGTTGCCGCTATCGCCATCCGGGGCATGAAGACGCAGGAATTCAATGAGCCAGTGTTCTCTGATGGCAACACCATTTTTAATTGCAAGAAAAGGGACCACGACCAAGGTGAGGTATCCACCGGTATCGGATATCCCACCTTCAACAAAACCGCCCTTCGTGAAAGTTGATCCGCGCAGACTGTAGCTGAGCTAACCCCACTGCCGCTCCCAAGCCCACCTCTCCGCCGTCCGCTCCAGTTCTTCCGTCAGCGCCCGGTTTCGCAACGCGATAGCCAGCCGGCTGGTCGTATCGATCTGCGCGCCGTTCTTCCGCTCCGCCTTTCTGGCGAAGAAGAACCGCATGACTTCCGACTCGCTGACGCCTGACATGCGTCACGGGTGCGGCGGATTTTCCAACATGGGAAGGGGGTGGGGGAGCTAAGCCGCCCGCTTGACCACCTGACGCAGTGCCTCCCGTTCCGCCGCTTCGACCAACGCCGCCTTTGCCGTGTCGAGCGTCAGCGGGTTGGCGGGATCGTTCGCGGCCTTGACGATCGCGGGCAGAACAAGGCGCTTCAAGGCGAAGCGGGCAACGATGCCGATGGGGAGTTTCATGTAGGTTCCTCCACAGGTGGATTAGGGGTTGCCGTAGGGGTGGAATTGGACAGCGCGGTTGTGAGGTCACTGCGATCGGCCTGACGCCAGATTAGCTTGATGCCTTCGATCACCTCTCGAAACGACAGTAGCAGCGCCGTAAATAATCCGGCGTCGATAACCGGCACCTTCCCGTCCGGCGTAACGTGAGCGAGCATCTGATCGAACGTGTGCCCAATCAGGAACAGGATGCCGCCAGCAAGGGCGGTAAGGGCGAGTAGGCCGGCAATTTGGACGTACCGGCTCATGCCCAACCCCCATCCCGCAACGCCCGTTCGAACGTCTGCGCGTAATCCTCGACCGTATCCGACCGATCGACGCCGTTGATGATCCGCCGCGCCGCCATGTATTCGTCGCGGGTCGCGGTGCCGACAGACGGCAGGTAATCCGACAGCCGCTTGCCCGAGAACCAGCCCTCGTCCATCCCACGCCGCATGATCCTGCCTGCCAGCGCCGGGTTCATGGCGAGGTCGGGGTTCGCCACTAAATCCACGCCCAGCTTCTCGCTTGCCCGCGCGTAGTTGGCCTTCCACGTGAGCTGTACGTAGCCTCGGCCATAGTAGCGCGGGCCATCGCCAGCACAGGTGTTGCCGTTCGCGATGCAGAGTTTCGGCCGATCTCCGCCCACATCGTACATGCGCGTGAAGTAGGCAGCGCCGCCCATCTCACGGATCGGCTGCATGGTCTTGGCCGTCTCGTGCCAGGCGGTGGCGAGCATGTAAGCCGCATGGGCGAGGGGGGCACCGTGAACTGCCGTCAGCAGCGTGTTGAGGCCGTTGACCTGTCCTTGATCGAGAGATCTCAGCTTTGTGCGAACGGTGCGGAAGAAGGAGGCGGCGTTGAAGTTGCGCTGGTCGGTCATGCCACTGCCTCTACCTTGATGGCGGCAGCACTCATTCGCGCGCGATCAAACGCTTCCCGCTCCTCGCGCTCTGCCGACTCCTGCTCGCCAATCATTGACTCAATCTGATTGAGCGCCTCCGTCACCTTGTCCGGGTTCACGCGGAGCATCATGACGATGGCCTTGAGGGTGGCGCGGCTGTTGGCTACCCGGTGCCGCATGATCGCCATCAGGGCGTCATGTTCGGCTCGCTCCTGATCAATCTTGGCATGCAGGCGGTCTACCATCTTTTCGAGGGTATCCACCCGTGCCGCCAGCCGTGCGGACTCGCTCTCGTCACGCTGATTTTGAAGCTCAGCCATCTTGGGCCGGGTGCGTAACCAGACGCCGACCGCCGTGCCGTTGATCAGCACCGCCAGCATTCCGAAGAACGCGGACCAAGTGAAGTTCGTAACCGCTGTCACGGGCTCAGGCATCGGCACGCTGGTAACTCCAGATGACGAGGGCCAGCAGCAGCTCCATCAGGATCGCGGCGATGTAGGAGACGGTGCGATCCGCCCCGCCGACGAACATCAGCCGGTTGACGACGCCCAACAGGATCGTTGCCCACAGCCAGTCTAGTGGTCGCGGCCGATAGCGGATCAAGCGCCAGCACGGAGGCAGTAGCAGGACGGTCAGGATCGTCAGCCACTGTGCACCGCTGACCCAGCGTAGGAGGGTGTCGAGGTCCGTCACTCCTCATCCTCCACCCACTCCACCACCGCAGGCGTCGCGCTCATGGCCCGATACCGATCGAGCAGCTTGTTGCGTTCGGTCGGGTCAGTCTCTGCCATGATGGCCTTGCCGATTTCCTCCACGGTCATGTCAGCCTCCCGTCAGCGCGCGGCACGAGGTCCACGCACCCGCCACTTTCTGCCAGTGGGTCACGATGTATTGGCTTCCTGCCGTCCCCTGCACGGTCGGGCGCGGGTTCTTCGACCATGTGCCGTCCGGAACCCCGTCAAGGTAGCTATCGCCTTCGGGCGCCGTCGTGCCCGTAATCGTGCCGGTTACTTCTGCCGTAGAGCCGAACAGCACTTGGTTCGGGCTTTGCAGGGTGAGGTTGCCGACGTGCCGACCGTTCAGACGATAGCCCACGCTGTTCAGTGTCAGGTTGCCGGTCAGGATGCTGCTGGCGTCCAGCGTCATCTTTTGGTTGATGATCGTGCCCGAACCGCCTTCCAACGCCACGCGAGCGTTGCTGGCGATCCGAGTGTCACGCCACTGCCCGGCCCGGTATGCCTCGACCCGCCCGCCGACGATCGCGATGGCCGCAGTGTCGTCCGTGCGACGCAGCAACGCGGTTTGACAGTGCTCTAGGACCGGGAACCGACCGTCCGCGCAGGCACCGATCGCGGCATCTGCCACCATTGCAGCGGATGCGTACCAGCCCTGCGTCGCACCGTTCCACGAGAAGTTGCCGCCGTAGAAGTTGACCAGACCGTTCGACCCGGCCGCGGGCGCGAAGGTGCCGCCCTCGGTGTTGTTGAAGTTGATGTGCCCTCCGGTGGAGTCGACAGCGACAGGCACGGCTTCGGGACGGAAGCTGGTGAAGTCGGCGGACTGCGATCGGCAGAGGACGTTCCCGGCTGCGTTCACGGCAGACAGGCGAGCGGAGTTATAGACGCCGCTGCCAATCACCCAGGTAGGCGTTCCGGCGATGCCCGTTGCGCGTTCGGAATGGATTTTCAGGAAGGTGCACGACAGCACGTTGGGGCTGATGTAGAGCGCCTTCTGCTTGCCGAACTCCGACTGGATATATTCGAACACGCTCTCGTTGGTCGTGTTGCCACCATCCTCGACCGACAGCGCATAGGCGTCTGCGTTGCCGCATCCCTCGGTCAGCAGCGCGCCAAAGCGGCAATCGAAGGCGTTGGTTACCCGGATGCCGGTGCCGCGAACCTTTGTGACCCGTGCCCATGCGATCCGCGACAGGATAAGCGTGCCGCGCGTCGCACCGAGCGGATTGCCGAACTGAATACCGACAACCGCTGGCCGCGTATCCGACGTGATATTGCCCGCCACGTCCGTCGTTGCATCACCACCGCCGCACACGGTTGCGCAGAAGGCCGTACAGATGCCCGAGACGGTCAACGCCGTGTATCCTGACCCACTGACATAGAAGCCTGGCTCGCCACGGCTGACGCCAGCGCTTTCGCCGGTTGCCGTGAACGACTGCCGGTCAAACACGCATGACCCGTTGTGGATGACGATCGGGCCGGTGAGGCGCACCCGGAGCGAACCATAGTTGGCGATCCGGTTAAGGCCGGCGCATAGATCCTGGAACGCCTGAACCGCCGCGGTATCATCGGTGCCGATCACCGCGCCACCGCTGTCCGAGCCTGCGTCACCGATCACGCCGAAATTGCCGGCGTACAGCGGGCCGTCCTGCCGTTTCCAGGCGCCCGCCGATGACAGGTCCGACGCGATGGTATCGATGTTGTTGGCGCCCGTGGCCGACGCGCCCGCGACCCAGACGTAGAGATCGCGGCGATTGCCGGATGCCAGGATCGCAGAGAGGTTGGTAGGCGGTGCGCTCGTGCGGATGGCAGCGGCGCTGGGGTAGGTACTGTTGGCGGGGCCGGTTGCGCCCGCAGGCCCGCCGATCATCCCCGGCGTGTACGGATCCGCTTGGTCTAGCGTCTCACCCAAGGCACCGCGCAATACCACTCGGTAGACCAGCGACGTGTCGATATAGATCGAGGGCCACTTGCCGGCGGCGTTGGCCGTCAGTGGGTTGGCGAGCGGTATGGTAAGCCCAGCATCGGCGTAGATCGGCTGGAGCGTGTTGGTGCCCGACTGGTAGAACGTCAGGCTGGCGCCAGGTACGACAATCCCGTTAGCGTCCAAGGCGGGCCGGAATGGTAGATAGAATAGGCTGAACGGTTCATCGGCCATCGGGCGCTTCCGGCTATGACAACGGGAGGCGCCATCCGGGCCGATGCTGGAGTTATGCGGCTGGCGGGGTTGGGATAATACTAGGCGGTTGCGGGCGGGCAGGGCGTGGGGTAAACTGGAGTTATGACCTCAGGCATGTACACGCTGCCATTCGCTACGGCGATCTACTGGGCGATCAAAGAAGCGTGGTCGATGTATAGGAAGCGGTCAGCGCCCATAGCTGAGAGCGATACCGGAGCCGACAAGTCCGCCTAACGCATCACGCTGCCTTACCGCTTCACCAGCCCGCAACAGCATCTCAGGGCGATCAATCAGAGCTGCTTGAACGGCACGCCGTCCAATAGGGGTGAACGGTGCCGCGAGCGCGAGGCCAGCTAGAACGTTGGTGGTGTTATCTTGGCCGGATGCATAGCCGCCACCAGCGCCAAGCACGCCGCCACCCGCGGCGTATAGCGCTAGGCGCCCCGCAGTGCCACTATCAGGGACTGAAGAGGGTAGAACCGTTTTTGCATCGTCAGAGAGGTCTTGTAGACGGGCTTTACCGGCCGCAAACGCTCGCTTCCGCGTAGACCTGTCGGCCTCGCGCACGCCTTGAGCCAAATTTTCCGGCGTGAACACGCCATCAGCCTTGGATTTAGCTGCCGCACGCTCAATCGCTGTCAGGTTGGCGTACGCCGAGTCTGCTGCCCGGAACATCGTGGCGTTGTCCGGGGCTTGCCGACTGGCCAAACCCATGAACTCATCGCGCACCGTTTCCAGAGTGTCGGCAATATCGTGATTGCGAGGCTCCGGACTCCGGCGATAGGCATAAATCTTGTCGTTTAGCCCGCGCTTAATCGCTTGGAGCTGCGAACCGTTGATTGGATCGCTGCCGAACGGTCCAAGGGCGCGCTTCATCACGCTTGTCACCTCGTCGGCTTGATCTGACGTTAGATTTCCAATCTGGCCGCTGATGTTCTGCATACCCGTCTGGAAGTCGGCATCAGGCGTCAGCGAAATGCCTGACAACCCTTTATCGTATGCCTCATCCAATTTAGACTGCGCCCAATCAATCAACGAGCGACCTGGCGGAGTGTTTGGAGGCACCTCCTCGGCAATGGGCTCAAGGGCCTTGCTCACCGCCGCCCGGTTCAAATCTTCGACGCCAGCACGCCGGGCAGACTGTATCGCATCACCAATGATCGGCAGGCCAGCCGCGCGGTCCTCGACGGACTTAAGAGTTCCACCGATTACACCATTCTGACCAAACATCTGCCCTGGCGTCATGGAGACGCCCGCTTGGCTGAGACGGCGCACGGCAGGCGCCACGACTGGAGCCAGCACGTTGCCGACGCCGCGGACCACGCCGCGGCCGATGACGCCCCCAAGCGCATTTGTGGCAGCGCCTTCAAGCGCGCCTTTGACGCGATTATCGTTGCTGTTCCCCGCACCATATGCTGCCCCGACAAGGGCGTCGGTCGCGACAGCAGTTTTGAGCGCATTGGGTACGCCGGTAGCTATCTGCGCACCGCGGATTGTAGCGCCCAAGCTTCCCGCTGCCGCGCCACCCAGCGCTAGGCCGCCGACTTGGCCTACCGTAGCGGCAATCGGATGATCTGCGAAAGCCGCCTGCTTCACACCATCAGATTGCTGTAAGTTGAGGTCGTACTGATCACGAAACGATCGGCCTTCAGGCGCAGACCAGTAGCTATCGCGACCGGGCAGGGCGGTAGTCAGGCCCGCATGGATTTCGTCCAAAAGCCCGCCCGTCAAAAAGTCGCCGGCACCAATAACGCCGGCTTCCAAGCTGGAGCCGATGGGTTCGCGTGAAGCAGGCGTTGCTTCTTCCCCCGCTGGCGCCGCAGGTGCGGCAAGGGGCTGTGGATCATGAACGAGAGTATCGGGCGGTGGTGCGGCCCCCTTCAGGTCCGGATCACCGGCTGCAATCCTTTCATTGATGAACTTCTCAAGGCTGGCCGCCTTCTCATCGTTAGGCGCATCCACTTCATAGACGCCGCCATTCGATGCTTTGATCTGATACGTGCCCATTAGCGCACCCGGCGAATAGTAGAAGAAACTTGGCCGCCATGGGAAGAACTGCCGCCCCCCATTTCCTCATATCCGGCTCGCGTGGTGCGGATCAAATCACGCAGCCCCTGGATAGCTTCGCGGCGTCCTTCCTCGCTTTGCCCGCGGCTAGGTAGCCCCGCCTGGGCCAATCGGCTTTCATAGTCGCTCATTGAGCCTTCGCCTGGGGTTCGTGTCAACTTGCGGATAAGCGGAGACAATCCGGCAAGCGCGGCATCGGCGGCATTTGCACTCCCGCTGAAGCTGCCACCGAAATGACCAATCCACGGTCCCTTGACGTCGGTCTTGTTCAAAGCAGCCTCCGCTCGGTTGAGCTGACCTTCGATTGCCTTAAGGTCCGTCAATTTGCTGGTGACGTTCTGCTTCTGTCGTTGAGTTAGCTGGAAACGATCTTGCGTCATATCCTGCCCCCGCATCGCGACAGCCTGACCGGCACGAGCAGTTGCCGCCCCAATGTCCTGCCCCCGGATGGCAGTGGAAGCACTGATATCCTGCCCGCGCCGCGTTGTGGAAGCCGATACGTCTTGCCCGCGAACGGTAACCGCCTGGCCGGCTGCCGCCCGTTCATCGGCTATGATCTTGTCGGCACCGACCCCGATCGCGATCATGCCTTTCAGGTTGTCGTCGTGCGGGTCGAAGCCGGCGATCTCGTCATTTGACCATCCAGCCTCACGCAACAGCGGTGCATGATCGTCAATGAATGCCTGCCGCTCGGCAAGGGGAAGGTGCGACGCTGCGAGCGACACGGCAGCGGCGGTTCCGGTCTTTTGGCCAAACGCCTTGCGGCCATTCTCGTCCAAATCGCCGACATGTTTGGTCAGGTTCGCGGCCATCTCCGGGTCGAACTGCGCGACGTCAGCGATGCTGATAGGCGTCACCGGCGCGGCGGGCGCCTTCGCCGTGACGACGATATCACCGTTGGCGTCCGTAGTTGCCGCATTGGACGCACCGACCGCCGCCGCAGGGGGTGCGGAAGGATCATGTTGCCGCAGATACCCCGCATAAGCGTCTCGCCCCTGCGCGGCCCGCCGTAGCGCGTCCTGCTCATTGTTCGTCTTGGTCAGCGTCGCATAGGCCGCAGGATCAACCGCCGCCAACGGACGCAGCGCATCAGCGGTTGGGTTCTGCGCATAAGCCGCCAACGCATCGTCGCGGACGCGCTGCTGCTTGAGCAGCCGGCCCTGCTGATACGCCTCCAGCACGCCTTTAGAGGGATCGCCGGCTTGCCCGAGAATGCCCCAGTTGATCTGTGTCATGCCTCGCCCTCCAATTCGGCGATGCGCTCTTTCAGCGCGCGGACGTTATCGGACAGCCCCGGCCGACCCTCGCGGGCCATTAGTTTGGCCTTGAGGGCGGCAAGTTCCTGTGCCCGGTCCATCAGCGGCCGAACGGGTTGGTGCTGAGTGCGTAGGGACCGCTGAACGCGCTGGGGGTGGAGACTCCGTAAGGGTTCGCTGTGGCGGCCAACGCGTTCGGGGCCTTGTAGCTCGACTGCCCGAAATAGGTAGCAAGCGCGTTGCCGACACCTTGGATGGCCTGTCCTGACGATTGCGCGCCGTAGAGCGCTGCATTGGCCGCTGCCGAGGATTGGTTGTTGTTCGCGGCCATGGATGCCTGCGTGTAGCTGTTGCCTGCTCCTGTGACGGCTCCCAACGCGCCCGCGCCGGCCGATTGCTGACCCTGCAAAGCGTTGACGTACTGCCCCATGGTCTGACTGGCGAGGCCGGCACCGTACTTGGCCAACGCCTTCTGCGCAGCGCCGCTTTCCAGCGCCCCGCGTGCCGCATAGCCAGTGTTGACCGCCGACAGGCCCTGATTGAGCGTGTCTTGATAGCCGCTGGCGTTGCGGAAGGTGGCCAGTGCGTCGTTGGCCGCTCCAGCATCACCACCAAGCCCCAGCAACGCATTGATCTGCGCGCCGGCTGCATTGCCGCGGTCGACCGTGGGCTGCGCGAGTCCGACGTTTTGGTTGTAGATCGACAGTGCCTGTGCACGATCGGCAGCGGCAGACGTCGCGGCGATCTTGGCGGCTTTCTTCGCGCCCTTGCCACTGGTAATGCCCGAAAGCAGGCTCGCACCCGCGCCGATTCCCGCTGCAATTACAGGCATGCCGGCCTCCATTCAAAATGCTCAACCGGGCCGAAATGCTCCGACTGCGCCACACCTCGCGATTGCATGCCAATCTGGCGGTTGAACCAACGTGCGCGAGCGTTGACTACGGGCGTCTGCGACCAAATCACGGAGGCGATCTCCAGCGTCGCCCATGCAAACATCACGCGGCCCATGCTGATCGCGGCTCGCCCTCGGCATCCAAGCCGGAAAAGCGTGTGCTTTTCCCAGATGCCCAAAAACGCTGGTCCCGTGCGGTGAAACAGCATCATCGCATCGCCGTCGTGGACGACCCTGACGTCATCGCGGGCGACGACCGCCGACAAATCCACATCGCCAGCTTCCACGGCCAGTCCGATATGCGGCCTGTTGGCAGGATCGTTGGCGAATGCGTTGACCAGATCGGCGTCGCGGGTCAGTCGCAGCATCCGGGCTTCCTCATGACGAAGCGCTCGACTTCGCCTAGTACGGGGTGGAGGCCGATCCCGGCAGGCTCAAATCCAATGCGACGGTTAAACCAGCCGATGTGACGGTGAATACTAGGCGTGTTGCCCCACAACATGTCCGCGCCGTGGTCGAACATCCACCCGCATAGTGCCTTACCGGCCTCTACAGCGCGACGTCCTCGACAGGTCGGCAGGAACATCGTGTGGCCCTCCCACACGCCCGGCGCGCTCCATTCGAACAGGGCGGCAGCGTCAGTGCCGCACATCAACACACGGTAATCGTCGGACGCTACGCAGGGCGCGAAGTCGAGCGCGCCACGTTTGCCTAGATCGAAATACGGCAGCACAGCGGGGTGGTTGGCGATCCGGTTGATGGCCGCCGCGTCACTGATCCGGGTTATTACCGGCATCTAGCTTTGCCTGAACATAGCCGGGCCGCCGCGGACCCTCGCCACCTTGCGCCGTGCCGGTCGTAGGGATCGCAATAGCGCCGACCACATGCGTATCGCCAGTTTGCACGGGCGGGTTCGTGCTGACGGTGTAGGCCACCGTACCACCGTCGCGCTCGGCATCGACATAAGACACATAGTCGGTGTCACCGCTTGCCGTCGCGGCTACCGTTCCAGCCGCTACGGTTGCGCTGGTGCCATCAGCATAGCGCCGGGTATGTGCGGCCACGGTGATCATCGCCGGCGAGGCCGTCAGCACGCTTGCAGGCTCGATATAGCTACCCTGCAAGGCGGTTTCGCGCTTGGCAGCGTCGGTTGCCGCTTGTGCTTCCGCGGCCGCCTCCTTCGCCGCCATAGCAGCGTCTTTGGCCTCTTGGGCGGCTTCCGTGTTGGCCTTTACCGCCGCGTCGAGCTGGTCAGTGATGCCCAATATTTCGGCAATCTTGTTGATCGTGAACTCAATCTGTTCAGCGAACGACTGCCAGTACCGTTGGAAGGCCAGCGACGGCCGGCGCGCGTCGTCCACGACCTCCGTGCTGCTTTGCAGACGAGGCAGGCGGATGCTCACCGCGACCGGCCTCCCTGCATCTCGTTTGCACGCACCGCCGACACTCGAAAGCGTAGCGGGTCGGTGCATCGCACCTCGAATATGCCGCCTGGCGCGTCGAATGAGCCGAACCGCCGCCACACCGCCCGCGCACGATATTGACCCTGTTTACCCATACCGGCTTGCCGCCAGCCACTCCACGTCTTGCCGCCGTCACGCGAGGAGCGCAGCTCTACCAGCGGATCGGACCCTTCGCCGATGAGGGTCGCCGCCCCGCCGAAGTCCGCATCCAAGTGGATGACGTCGAGCGTGAACGATCCGTCGCTGATCGGCTGAAAGGCAGTAAACAGCTTGGTGATCGGCTGGCCGTCATCATCCCGAGCGCCGTTCTTCAGGCTCCATACCCTGCCCGTCTCGTCATCGCCCAGCAGCGCCTGGCCGCCGACGAACACGGCATTGCAAGCCCGCCAGTTGGTCCGTCCAAAACTGGTAAACTCGCACCATTCGAGCGTTGCCACGTCATAGGCCAGCGTCTCGTTATCGAGGCGCACGCAGAAGAACTTGTGGCCCTCATAGGCGAAGGTGAACGCCGACACCGACGAGGACGCGGCGATACGCTCCTCTATGCCAGCATCAGAAAGCCCTTGGGGCACCGCACCGGAGCGATACACCCGGTGGTCATCGCCGACCCAAAACAGCGCGCTGTCGAGTTCGCAGGCGCATCCGGTCGCGATGACGCCGCTTTGCATATTGCGGCCTTCCACACGCTGGAACGGAAGGTCGGAGTCGCCGGTGATGGCCCATGGCTCGATCGTGGAGGCACCAAGCAACCAGATGACGTCACCGACGACCACCATATCCCGCAGCGGATCGGGCGAGCTTTCAGCGGAGGCGTAGTCGAGGCCGTCCCAACTTGTCGCATTGCGTAGCGCAGACCAGTAGAAGCGCTGCGAACCGGCACGGGCGGCGATGAAATAGCCGCCGAGATAGGCAACAGCCGTGACGCTGGCATCATCCGGGAAGGCCACCGTCGTTGCCGTGGTGCCGTCCGATCGTAGTAGCCCGGCGCCGGCTGTAACGATGATCTCCGTTGCCGATGCCGCGAAGCTGACGGGCGCATCACCTGTCACGGTTGCCAACGCGGAGTTGCCGTAAAGCTGCGTTCCAGAAACGGCGAATAGCTGATTGTTGAGCGTGCCGGCTTGCTGGAATAGGCCACGGATCGGGCCGGTGCCGATCGTCCGGTCAACGGTCATGCCAGGACGCGAGATGAGGACGACGCCATCCTGCGATGTCGCCGCCGCTTCCGAAAACATGTTGAGCAGGCGCAGTTCGGGCAGGCCAGCCGCCAAACGCCGGTACGTGCCCTTGCCATAGGCGAGGGCTGTCACCGATCCTCACCAGCCATAAAGTAGGCGTCTGGCCGATCCCAATCGAGCATGTCGCGCTCCATCTCGGCAGCCCGCTGCGCTACCAATTGCACCGTGGCGGGATCGGTGCGCGCCTTGCCGAACGTCGGGGCCATCCGCACAGCCAGCGTCGTCCAGATGGCTTCCTGGAACATCTGCGGCACGTCGACCGGATCGGACGGCTGCACGACGTCAGCGGTGATGCGCCCGAAGCTATAGCGGACGGTCGTCGGCTCGGCTGGGATAGGCCATAACTGCAACGACAACCCGCCCGTGGCCGTCAAGACCGCATAGGCGATCGGCACACCCCTGCTGGCCTTGTTCGGAAGCGCCAAAATGTCGTCGCGCGACCACAGTGTCAACGGTCGCTCGTCACCGGATGCCAGGAGCACGCGCACCGTTCCGACGCTGACGGCATCGCTGATCGGCATGGCAGAGACACCAGCGGCGAAGTCCACCGAGCTGTCAGTATCGCGCCACAGGTTCAAGCCCTTGGCCGCATATGCCTTGAGCATCGAATTCAGCCGCAGGATACCGTCTGACAACTCGTCACTGCTCGGGTCCTCACCCGACGCCAACACGCCGATCTCACGCATGGCCTGCGTCACCATGTCACGGGCAGTCATCTGGAACGTGGTGGTCATAGATCTGCCGCCGTCACAGGGTTGTTGGGATCAATGAACACCGGCTCGGGCTCAGGGCGCGCATTACGCAGCGGCAAGCCCTCAGGGCGCAGGCGAGGCGGTGTCAGGGTCTTGGGCTTGGGGTCCCAGTCGGCATTGCAGACCATCAGGCCGGTCCACTCGCGACGCAGGTCGTGGAGGTCGTATTCGAAGCCACATCGATCGCAAATACCGCGGGCCATGACGCCTCCTAAATCTCGGTGCCCCGCCTTTTCATGGGCGCGGGGCCTTCCCATCAGCCTGCCAAGGGGGCAGCAGGCCGAACAGTTAGACGCCCTGCGAACCGAAGATCGCGCGAGGGTCCGACCAGCCGGCAGCATAGCGCTCGGTGGCCTTCGCCTTGACGTTCTCCGTGTCGAAGTCGTCCGCCTTCTGGAGTTCGACCGCACGACGCTTCATGGTGAGAAGGCCGTTCGGCGCGTTGGTCAGCAGGAACCACGCATCCAGATCGGTGAGGTAGGGGTTGCCGACGACGTCGGGCGCGATCCCCATGGCGCGGATCGCATTCGTGTCGTTGTTCGCCGTGCCCACCCGCATCGCGGACTTGAGGATGCGGGTCGCGTTGAACAGCTCGCTGGGATGAATGACGAGCTTGGTGGCGCGCAGCACGATCGGCAGGCCGCGCGCGTTCTTCGCCGCCCACATGAGCTTGAAGGCGTCTTCCAGCGAGGATTCGGACAGGTCGGCATCCGCCACCTTGTTCGACTGGAGGCCACCCCGCGTCGGATGGCTATCGCTGATGAGCGAAACGCCGTCAGCACCCTTGTAGTTCGCGTCGAATGCCCGGTTGAGAATGTTGGCATGGACCGTCTCCTTCGTCGCCTGCATGGAGAAGGACAGCGCCTTCGCCCGATTCTGGCTGACGTAGGTGTACTGGTCGTCCTCGATCTCCTCGCGGCTGACGATGTAGCCCAGGCCGTAGGTGACGTTCGTGTACCTGGACTTCGGGCCTTCGCCGTCCGTGTCGTACTCGATCGACTGGCCTTCGGACTTCCGCTTGGCCATGCCGAAGCCGGTGGCCTCGCTGACCTCCTCGTACGCCTTGTCGGAAGTCTGCTCTTCGAAGATCTGCGTATAGAGCGGGTCCCACTTTTCGTAGGTCAGCCCGAAGAACGACTTGACACCCGGCCACAGCGTGGAGGGATGGGTTGCGCGCGTGATAAGCATGTCTCAGCCCTCCCTTAAACGCCCGTAGAGCCGGCAGCCGGCGTCTCGGTGGTCTGGTTGATGCGGACGAGGACGACGGCATACTGGCCGAAGTCGTTGTCCGGGCGGCGTGCCAGGCCCTCAATGCGGACCTGAAGCGTGGCGGTCGTGGTCATCGACGCCGTGTCGAGCATCCAACCCGACACGCCGTAGGTGTTGCCCGCGGCACCGGCGATCAGATTGGCGTTGGCGCCGATATCGGTCGCAACGACCGCACCATTGGCCATCACCTCATAAAGCAGATCGGGATCGTGCTCGACAAAGGCGTGGCAGGCGAGGCCAGCCGGCCGGAAGCCGTTGGCAACGATGGTCGGGTTGATGCTGAAACCCGACACAGCGCCGGTGATGCGGTTGCCCGAACCAGCGGTGGCAAGAGTCACAGACGGGACGCCATCGGTGTCGGCAGAGCCCGACAGGACGACGGGATCTCCACGATAGACGACGGACGTATCGGCAGCGAGCAGCGCGTGGGGGTCGGCCCCATCATTGAACGGCGCGCTTGATGCCGATCGGACGGGCTTGAGCCCGAACGGAGCATTGGCGTTTGGCATGATGCCGGTTCCTTACGGAGAGAAAGTGGCGGAACCGATCCGATTGCCCGACACGGCGAAGCGCATGTCTGCGCCCGCGACGTCACGGCCTTCAGGATCGACGGGGGCGCCGTGGAGCGCCTGATTTTCGAGTTCTCTCCGCCGCACGTCCTTGCGAGCCTGATCGTCCGCGTCATATTCGCGGGGCTTCATGAGGAGATGCGCCAGGATCGGCTTGCCGTGTTCATCGGTGCCGACTGGCCGCGGATCGACGCCGGATACCTTGTCCCAGTCGTCGCGCTCGGTGGCGTTGTATATGCGAGGTCCGACGTCGTTGAACCAGCGCAGACGATGCGACCGGCCGTATTCCGCCTCGATCTTGGGCGGGACTGCCAGCTTCATGTCCATCGACTGGTCGAGCGTGCCGTCCATCCGACGACGACGCTGAGTCGTTTCCTCAGCCGCGCGATCCCGCGCTTGTGCTTGCTGCGCCATCAGGCTGTCTGCTCCTCGTAATAGACCTTGGCGTAATCCTCCAGGGTCTTGACCATCCCACGCTTCAGGAAGTCGCTGCCCGCCCGCTGCGCTTCGGCAGGAAGGGTGGCGAACGTCTTGGCCGCAGGGCGGGTGGTCGAGGCGCGGGTTTCCGGCGCGCTGACAGCCGGCGCGGTCTTGGCCGGCTGACGCTGCGTCTGGAAAAGCTGGGGGAAGTCAGCGCGGACGGCCTCTTCCGCCTGCCGTAGCTGCTCATCGGGCGATACGCCCTGTGCGGCGAGCTGCGCGGTGATGCTTTGTGCCAGCGCGGTCGCCGCGCGGTTCTTGTTGAACCAGTCGCCGTTGCGCTGCATGAAATCCTGAACGCCGGCAGGCGGGACGTCCTGCGGCTCGGGTTGGTCGAGTCGCGCTAGGCCTTCGCGAGCAGCGCGTGCGCCGTCGTGATCCTTGTTTTCGACGGCGCCGGCAAACTGGGCCTCCAGCTCGCGGCGGGTGTCCTCCACGGTACGACGCATGATCTGTTCGGAGACGCGGCCGATGCGATCAACGGTCGACTTGAGTTCGCGAACCTCGCGGTTGGCGTCGCGTCCGCGCTCCATGCCGTAGCTGATGAAGTCTTTGGGCTCGCGCCAGTCCTCGGGCTTGCCGCGCCATTCTTCCTTGGGCGACCAGCCGCGCTCGCGAGCAAAGGACTCAAACGGATCGGCCTGCGTCGGCTCTGACTGCGTCTCAGTGGGGGCGGCCTGTTCGACCTCCCCCTGTTCGGCTTCGGTATTCTCTACCTGTTCGGTCATCGGACCCCTCGCATCTTCGCGAGGGGGTATGCCGGGGTGTGGAGTGCCTAAATACTAGGCATTTTTAACGGTCGCAAACCTCACCCGACGCTTGCTCACCCGCAAGGCCGCGCCACTGAAGCGATTGCCATTCGATCCAATGCTGCTTTAACTCAGCCAAAAGCTGGGGGGCAAAGAGACGTGCAGAGGATTCGTGGGGATATTCCTGCTCTGACGGGGATACGTGGCGTGGCCGCGCTTGCCGTAGTCGTTCACCATACGCTGATCTGGTCGAGGGCCCCAGTGGTTGTCCGGGGCCAATGGGCGGTAGATCTATTCTTTGTGCTGTCAGGCTTCGTGATGTCGCTGGCCTACCTGCAATCCGACACGATTGATTGGCGCCGCTTCTTCTCTGCCAGATTTGCAAGGATATATCCGCTTTATGCCGTCACGTCAGTTGCCACCGCCGCCGTCATGACGCTCCAGGGGTTAATGCGCGGCCAGGGCATTCCCGATATCTTCTCATCAGCGGACATCTTGCGAGAAATCGCACTAGCAACGGCCATGCCGTTGGTCGGAAGCGATGCGATCTGGAATGACCCCACTTGGTCGATAAGTGTGGAGTGGTGGTCATATATTCTGCTTTTTCCCGCCTTGGCATATTTACAAAGCCGGATCAGTGCACGCGCCGCGACAATCGTCGTGGCGGCATCGCTCGGCATCATGGGCTATTATCTGTCGCTCCAGCCCTCCAATCTCGCCGTCGTGCGAGGATGGCCGGCATTCGGTCGAGCGGTGGTTGAGTTCGCCGCGGGGTGGGTCGTGTTTCGTCTATGGCGCGAGGACGGCATTGTTGTTTCAGGCCGCCTCACCGACGCTTTGTTGCTGGTCACGATGGGCTCGCTCGCCGTCTATGGCATTGCCTACCAAGACGATCCTTGGTTCTTGATACTGCTTTTTCCTGCGCTGGTGCTGGGCTTGGCGAGTTCACAGTCATTCACATCGTGCGCCATGTCTCACCCTGTGGCGCTGTATCTCGGCGAAATTTCTTATTCGATCTACTTGGCGCACACCTTGGTCTTGTACCTCGTGCAGTACCTGTTGATTCATGTTGGCGGCTATGAGTCCGTCACATTGTGGATCGTACTGGTCTGTGGCGGCAGCATTGGTCTATCTTCGGTAACCTACGCTTGGGTCGAGAAGCCGATGCGTGATTATCTGCGCAACCTGCTAGAGCGTCGAGGCCGAGCCTCTTACAGCTCGGCCTCGGTTACCTCTCAGGCCCTATGAAACGAGGGGCCCGCCCCGGATGCGGCTGTACTGCGGGTTGCTGTCTCGGTCGGCGGGTCCGTCATAAGACGCACTGCCAAGACCGACCCAAGTATCCCCGCCGATAAGCTTGCCGCAATCTACGCCATCACCGATCTGACCGTTCTCATCAATCAAGCGGAAGAACGCGTTGCCATTGGCCCCGGCGTACACTTCAAGCCTAATGATGCCTCTCGGGCTGACGTTGCCATAGGATGCAAGGCGCGCTGGCCCCTCGTTAATGAAGCTAAGCCTATCAACAATTACTTGTTGACCGAACGTGCCATGCGCGATGATGTACGTATCCTGCGCTACGTTAATCGCTAAGCCAAGATCGCCGGTAACTACATTGCCGTTACCATCGCGCGCCGGAATGACCTCAACGTACTTCTCGTTGACGTTCGTGCGATACACCAGAATGGAATCGCCGCCACCAGCTTTGGCGTACCGGCTTGTGCCGTTACCATTCGAGAAGTAGCGTCCCTTGCCCGTGTCAAGGAAGCCTTGAGCGCCGCTCAGATCGCCGGCAACCGTCAGATCAACTTCGAAGCTGTTGTTATTGACCATCAGGCGCAGCGGCTGCTCCGTCCTCACGCCAGTTGGTGTCGTCAGAACCAGCTTGCCGGTATAGTCCACGTCCGTCACATCGGCGTTGCTCAACCCGCGAAGATGGTAAGAGCCATTCAGATAAACGACTTCCAAGCCGGACGCGCCTTGGCCTTCATAAGTCACCTTAGCCAAGCCGTTGTCGGCGCGGATGACGAGGTCCAGCTTTCCATTCTTGCGCGCGATAGTCTGTGCCGTTGGCTCCACGAAAGCCGCAGGCGTGAGATCGCGAGTAATCGGCGTCGTGATCGTCCGTTCGCGCTTGGACGTCGGGTTCTGCCGCGTGACGCTCGGGTCAGTCACTAAGTTAGCATCGCGGATCGCCGCCGGCATGTTGAGCCAGGTATAATCGGCATAGTAGGGCAGGTTGTCTCCGGTCAGCAGATTGCGAGCATGGAACCAGAGCCGGGTTTTAACCGCCGTACCGTCCATAAAGCACTTGTTAAGCGTGACGATGGCCATACGACCATGACCCAAGCCGTAGCCGTTGGCCGCTCCTACACCCCGCTTGAAAGGGCTGGTGTGGTAGTCAGCGGGATTGATGTTGTCGCTGTTTGCATTGCCGCCGATCGCCCGAACAGAGGCCGCGTTGTTCACAGCTCCCATGAGCGTGAACTGCACCGGCGAGGTGTCGTCAGAGTAGTCGTTCCAGTTCAGCGTCATGTTGCTGTTGGGATCGATCCAAGCACCCGGCACCAGCGGTGTGCCGCGAGGATCGACCCCACTGTAGAACGCCGACGTTCCGGCCTGAGGCGTCCCTGACGGGTTGTTCTTCTGATTGTTGCGCGGGAACGGCTGAGGGCCGTTTACGAAGTCGGCTTTACTCCAATTCTTTATCGGACTGAGAATGACACCGCCGTCCGTCCAGGTCGTCGGGTTCAGGTTGCCATTGCCGCTGATTGCCGGAGCCATCAGTCCGTAACTGGCGTGGTCGCGCGGATCGGTCGGTAGACCCGAGCCGCCGTAAAGCAGGCCCTGCCTAATCGGAAGCGTGACTGCTTTCGATCCGGTCCCGAAATCGTTCCCGATCAGCCAGCCGTCGAGATTGATCTGAAGGGCCTCGAAGTCGAACCCAACGGCGTAATTGCGAATGACGCAATCTACGGCAGACATAGCCCATGTTGCGCCGCCACCTACCTTATACGCCGTATAGTTTTGTCGATCGTTAAGCGTCCAGACGCATTTCCGATTACAGTAGTTGTTGACATAGTTCTGACTAGCGAACGGCGCCACCACACCAAGGCAGTGATATGTCATCTCGAACGGCGTCGAGTCCGACCGATCGGTGTTCTCGCGATTATGCGCCCGCATCCCCGAACCCGAGCAGTAGACAATATCAGCATTCAGAACTGATGGATTCGCCCCTGCCGGCGGGTAGCCTTTCGTCCCTCCGAAATAAGCGAGCGGATCGGAGTAATTCAGAGCGTCGTAAGGCGGACTGACTTGATTGTAATCATGCAACGCTTCGCTTTGATACAGCACGGTTTGCAGATGGAACTCGTGGCCGTACCGACAGGCGGCGATAACGTTGCCACGTCCCGCATAGCTGCGGCTCTGATGGTCTAGAGCCGCCCCGGAGCCGTTGTGCTTCCACAGCGACATAGCGCGTCCGTTGGCGATATCGAACCCGTCTCCGCCGCTGCCCACGAAGAGATTGTCGTCCACCTCCGTCGCTTCATCGCCATTCTCGGTGCCGTAAGCGCGGCCGCGCTGACCGTGAATGTTGTTGCCCCTGATGATGGCCTTGCTGCCATGCACCTCAATGCCAACACTGCGGCTGGCGAACTCGGGGTGCCCGGCGACTGGGGGCGACCAGATCGAATTGCCGATGTACGACGGCTGTCCATCGCACGGCATGACGCCTGTATTGTGCGGATGGATGTTGTAGCGACCCGGTACATTAAGATCATTAGTGACCGGGACAGCGCCCGCCTGAGACGGGTCGCGATCATAGAGGATCGTGCCGTCAAGCGCGGCCTGCGATGGATCGATTGCCGTGCGGCCACCGTACATGAGCTCGCAGAACTCGATGCGCGAGTTTGGGTTCGTCATGGACATGGTATGGAAGCGGGTCTGGAGCGTCGAAGGATCGGCGCTGCGCAGACGCACCGAGCGAGTCATGTTGCCAATGACAGGCCGGAACGTGAAGGTTGTGCCGTTGTCGCCCGTCTCGGTGATGACCGGGCGACCGCCAGTCACACCGGCGTCAATGACGATCGTTTCAGTCTGAAGGTTCTGCGACACCAGCTTTACGAACTGTGTCGTGTCGAGGATGAACCCCTCCGTCTGCGTGTCCTGGGTGTCATGGTTACCGGAAACCGGCTCCCAATTCTTGCCCCAGAACGTTGTGGGGCCGACATAGCCCGGATCGCTCCCGACAATTACAGCGTCAGTCATTGGGGGGATTTTCAGCCAATCGCCGTTCTGCCAGTTTGCGGTAGCGAGGCCGGGGGCGTGAATGGTCGTCGCGCCGTCAGCAATGGCATCGGCAAACAACATGTTCTGCTTGTAGATGCCCACCATGCTATGTGGTGCCATCCACATGAAACCGAGGCGCGCGGTCTTTAGCGGCGCTTCCTGCGCGTAGAACACGATATCCACACGGGGCTGGCGCGCAACGGTACTGAAGGCCGGATCGTGCGAGACATCAAACAAGCCGTGACATAGTGCGCTATCAGTGGCGACAACGATATCGGTGCCGTCTTTGGGGCGGATCTTGATACTGCCCAGGCCGCCGCCGTGCGCGTCCTTGAAACTGCACGACTGGTCAATCAGCAGATCATATCCGGCTGTGTTGATCGTAGCCGTTCCGACATTCGTCATGTCCCAGCCGAGCGTCTCCGGGTTCCAGCAGCGCATCGTAACCGGGTTGATGTTGTCCGGCACGACTCCACCGACCCAGGTAGCGGCATCGTGAAAACGCCCGCTCTGCGCCATCGTATGCGTGACACTGACATCATAGTGCTGATTGGTATTCTTAAGGTCTTTCAGCACCAAGTTGTTGAACCACTGGGGCCGCTTGGTCGGGATGACGTTGCGATATTTGTCGGTGTGCTCCTGATAGTCGCCGATGATCGTCGCGACCGACACGGACCGACTGCCCGCAGTCACCTTGAGGTTGATGAAGCCGCCGCTGAGCGCACCAGTGCCGCGCTTGACCGAGTAGCTACCGTCGCTGTTCTTGGCGCTCAGTACGAAGCGCCCGTCGTTCGGCGACAGCGCGGGCGATTCGGTGTCGGCCACGCCGTAAACGTTGTGGATCAGCGTGTTGGCGGCAGTGTCGAGCGACACTTCGTTGTACATGCGATCGGCGCGGAGGGCGGTAGGCGTGGGCGTGGGCGTGGGCGTGGGCGCCGCCTCCAACAAGGTGACCCGACCTTCCAGCGAAACAATATCAGCCTGCTGCGCATCAAGCGTAGCGTCCATTCCATCAAGCGCGAGCGACCAAGCAATAGCGTTTGCTGAGACAGTAGCGTTGGGGTTGAAGGCCATGAGTTAAGGCTCCAGCGCAGATATGCGGGCGTTGAGGGCGAGACGGCGAAGGCGCAGGACTTCGGCACGGGCGGCGATGACCGTCAGCCGGGCGTAGAGCGCAATGAACAGGCCAGGCAGACCAACGACGGTCGCCGCGATTAACGCAGACGAGGCAAGGGTGTTATAAATTGTCGGTAACGTCGGGATATGCCCGTCACCGATACCGATTGGTCCGGTCCCGTTGTTAGTGTCAGGAGTAGACGCAAACCCGTACTTGACGATTTCCGCGATGCTAACACCGCTTAGGACATTAACATTGTCCATAGCCGTGAAGGACTGGCCAGGCGCTAACTGGCCCTGGATGACGACGCCGTTGAGCGCCAACACGATGTCCGCGTCGAGCTGATCGAACGTTGTGTACGGCCCGACCGCCGGTGCCGATCCGGGGATCGGCTCGCTGTTCACGCTGATCGTCTTGGCGTTGATCGCGGTAAGGTCGGACTTGGCCACAGCGTCTACTGCGTGGGCGGAAGCGCGATCACCTGAACCGACACGCCGGAAGCCGGAGCGCCGAACACATCGTAGGCGATAAGCGAGGTGAGAGTGACCAAGGCGGCGGGAAGCGTGCGTGCAAGCCAACACCGGCCGGTCGCGGTCGTGGTGGTGCGGGTCGCCACATTACAGACGATAGGCTGGGTGGTCGTATTCACCGGCACTGGCAGGACGGTCGGAATGGCCGAAAGGGGAGCAGACCATGCTATTGACCAGTTGCCAGCCGTGTCGGTCGCCACCACACCCGCGCGGGTGATCCGGGGCTGAGCAGCGTTGGCCAGGCGACAGGCGTCGCCAGATCCGGCTGATCCGCCGATCATCTCCACGGGCGGCACAGTAGCGCTGGGCTGACAAGCGGCCGCTGCTTTGGCCGCGGCAGCGTCGGCACTGGCCTTGGCTTGAGCCGCGGCTTGCGCGGCGATGCTCACTTCGCTCTTGGTGGCGAGATCGGACGTATCCACCGCAGCGTTGCTGGTCAGCGGCGACACCACCTGAGCAGCCGCAGGTGTCGCCAGCAGCGCCAGCATGACGCCCACGCGGATCAACGGACGTCGCCCGCCAAGAAGGCCGTAGCACTTGCCGTCTTGCTGAAACAGCCGGTGGTTGAAAACACCAGCACGATGCCGTTGGTGAACCGGATCGGTGCCGAGCGAAGGTTGAGGTCAATCCCGGTATTGGCTGCGACGGGCAGGCAGCGAGCAGGGGTCACCGCACCATCTACCGGCACTGTCGCGCTGTCGATCAGCATCAGGTAGCCCGCAGACCCGCTCGTGACGACGTTAGCGCCAAGCAGGTAGCCAGGGCGGGGGCTGACGACGAGCGAACCCGTGACGGCGGGTGAGGCGGTGTTGGTGCCGACCGCCTGCGCAGCCGCGGGAACTGGAGCAAGCGCCAGCAGCGCCGCAAGCAGCTTACGCATCTGCTTCCTCCTCGTAGATCCCGGCGATGTCCTTGTCGCGGCAGATGCGGTATTCCTGACCATCTGCCCCGATGATGAGCGAGCCGGCATAGCGCCCGAACAGCACCACATCGCCGACCTCGCCTCGGTGGCCGACACCATCGGCGAACGACCATGCCAGCGACGACTGCGCCACAATGCGGCCACGCTGGGTCGCGATCTGGTCGGTTTCCTGCTTGGCTTGCGGCAGGATGATGCCGCCTCTCGTCTTCTCCTCGATCTTCTCGGGAGCAACGATGACATAATATTCGACCGGCCGGATACCGGGCTTGCAGTCGGCGAGGCTAGGCAGGGTCATGCGATTTCATCCAATCGTTGTAGGTGCATTCGGGGATGGCTTGGTATGCGTCGGCACGAGCGCGCAGCTCGGTGAGCAGCACCGGGTCAGGATGCTCGCCAGCGTCCCAGGTGCGCGCGATCCATTCATCACGCTGCCTGCCTGCGAAGGAGGCCATCGCTTGCATAACCCAGCGCGTCACCGGATCCGCCTGCCATGCCTGAAACTCCTCCTGCGAAGGGGTCATCGTTGGCTCCCATCATGAACCCAGCCTCGGCAGCAGCCTTGAGTGCGTCCGCCTGTGCTTTTGCGCCCTGCGCCTGGTTGCGACCCGTCTCGCTCTGCGTCTTGGCCAACTCGGCTTGCGCGCCAGCCACCGCCATCGGGTCGGGCTGTTGCGGCTGGGGTGGAGGCGCGAACAGTTCGTCAGAGTCCTCGATATCCGCAGCCTGCAAGACGCGCTCGTGGACTTTACGTTGATCGTAAAGCGGGTTCTGGTTGGCGATCGACAGCACAAATTGCGCTTTCGCCATCTGCTGCATCCGCGTGACGCTGGTCGGGTCGGACACCGGGCGGATGTCCATGTCGTCCGCTTGGAAGTCCGCCGCGAAGTCGGCAGCCGGGTCGTCCAGCACGTCCATGTAGTCGGCCGCAGCGCGCTCGCTGCCGTACTTGCCGATGTTCTCATAGAGCAGCGCATATTCCTCGCGCAGCGCCCGATAGATGCGCTTGTAGATCGCGGTGAACACCTGCAATCCCTGCTCGATCAGGGCGAGCGTAGTGCCGACCTGACCGTTGTTCGAAGCATCGCCGGTGATGACGTCCTTGACCGACGAGATATCGCGCGCGGCCGACAGCATCATGTCGAGGATGGACACCATCGTCTGTGACGGCGCGGGGAAGGTGCGCTCGTAGATGCCGTTGCGAAGCTGATCGCCGGTCACGCCGTTGACCGTCTTGTATTCGCCAGGACTGAAACGGAGATTGCCCGAGCGGCCCTGACCTTGCAGGCGGATACCCGAGGCGATGAACCCGCCGCCTGCCACCTGCGCATGACCGGCATCAATAAGCTGGTTGATTGCCGTGTTCACGACGTCGCCGATCTGCTCCAGCAGATGGCCCAGCCCGATATCGTAGAACTTGCCCTGCGGATGCGGAAAGAACGAATACTTGATGTAGAACCGGCCGCGCTCGATCGACAGCACCTTGCCGTTGTCGTTCATCGCCACATCGCGAGCAGAGAAGTTCGACTCGATCCGCAGCACCTTAGACGTCGCGTGATCGACCGTGACGATATACGGTTCGGGCAGGCCGTCACCGTCTACGTCGATTAACCTGTGTTGCTCCAGTAGCAGGCGGGGCGCTTGGTCGTCCTCTCCTTCCTGATGCAACGTCTCGGTGCGATAGAAGCCCGAGCGCATCCGCTCCTCGATCTGATACGGGAACGTGTCGGGCAGTTCTTCCGTCAGCCGGGGCGTGGTGTCGCAGGACTTGGCGCCGCTCGGCACGACGATGCGCAGCGCGGACACCAGGGCCGATCGCTGCTCGTCACGATCCGTGTCAAACCACACCTTGCGGAACGCGCAACCATCGATCGGAAGCTGGAGCAACAGCGCGTCGGTGTCCGCCTCCCAATCCTTCATGCGGTAGAACAGGACGGTGTTGAGGTAATCGCGGACACGGGCCGCACGCGCCGCCTTAGCGCCTGGCACGACCGCCCATTGGATCTGCGGCTGGCCATCCGGCCCGACGACAGGTTGACCGTCCGGCCCCATGACCGGCATCGGCATGACGCCCTGCGGCGTCTGCACCATCTGCGGACGACCGCGATCAGACCCGACGACCTTGACGCTGATCGCCTCGTCACCCTTCACAATGGCGGGGTAGGCGCGGGCGTTGAATTGCGTCGCGGCAACCGTCAGCAGCGGATAATGGACGTTGGAAGCGCCCTTCCACGGGTAATCCTTCGTACCGCCGGCTTCCTGCGCTGCCGACTTCTGCGCCTTGAGGACTATCCGCTTCCACTCGCCGCGGTCAGCATCGTCGCGCTCGTAGTCGATCACGACGTCAGACCCGAGCTTGCTCAGGCCCTCCTCGCTCCACGCGTCGCTGATATCGCCGACACTGTTTGCCAGCATCAGCAGCTTGGCGATCTGGTCGGGCTCGTCGGAAATGACCGCCTCGACCGGCTCTTCCATCGGGCGTGTGTCCGACGCGATCAGAGCAGGCGGCAGATCGGGGATCGCGCCACCGTTCGGCGGGCGAATAGGCGGGCCGCTATCTCTCGGCTGAGGGTGACGGCCAGCGTGCACTTACTTGGCGAGCGCCGCAGCAATCAGCGTCGGATCGGCAGACGCAAGCGCCTTCTCGATCACCGCGACCTTGGCCTCCAGCGTTTCGATCCGCTCAGCCTGCGTCGGGGTCTTCTCGGTGGCCATCGCCCGTCTCCTTCGTGACGGGCACCGTCATTAGCGGGACGGGGGCGGGGGAATACTAGGCGGTTTCAGTGTCACCAGCTTACGCCAAGGACGGTGACAGCGAAAATGAGGGCAACGGTTGATACACTAAGGCTGAAAGTGGCCAAGCGGAGAGACCTTCGCGCGGCTGCTAGATTTGCCAAGGCTTGTTCGGTCGACTGCATTATCAGTACCCCGTGTTGCTGTTGCGCTCGCGGTTATCGCGATAGTCGTCCTCATCGTCATACCACGCCTCGACGTCACGCGGTTTGCCCATGGCAAAGGTCCGGTATGCGTCAGCAGGGTTCGAGGCCCAGTCATGCAGCGGCCGATCACGATAGACACGGTTCTTCTCGTCCCACTCCCGGCGATAGGCCCGGAGCGCGTCGATACCGAGCGCGCACTTCTCCTGGTCGAAGAAGCTGATCGGCAGCATCTTGCGGACCTCGTTGATGTCGTTCGCGACGGACTTTGTGCGCGGCACGACACGGACGTTCTTCATGCCGATAGTCGCCATGGTGCCGGCGATAGACGTGGCCTCCATGGCACCGATGCCCATCCGCTCATGATCCGCATCGTGCGGCAACAGATGCTCGCCGAACGTGTAGGTGCGCCGGTGCGCCAAGCTGTCGTCGCTGGTGTCGTCGGGATTGATGCCCCGCATGCGCGACCAGTACCATGCCGGCCCTTTGCCGCTCGCCGCCTCATAATCAATGAAAGCCCAGCCCGAGCCTGTCCATTGCAGAAACCAGATGGCGGTTTGGTCGCTCGCGCCCAAGTCCCAAGCGGTATGAACCTGTCGCGACGGGTTGTGAGGCACCTTGTCGATATGGCCGCGCGCCTCGATCTGGTCGATCACCTTGGCGTAGTAGGCGCCCGGCAAGCCAGCCGACCAGCTCGTCATGTATTCCTGTTCGTATATCGCCTCACCATCATCGGCACCGCGCTCCGCGACAAGCTCCGCCTTCTCAGTCCGTAGCTGAGTGCCCGTGAACACTTCCGTCTGGTCGGCCGTCAGTTTCTCCGCAAACCATTCGTCGGACTGCCGCGCCATCTCGTACATGCGAAAGGCGTGGTTACGGCCGCGGGGCGTGGTGTTGAACATCGCCCACCCGTCGTTCTCCAGCAGGATGGGGCGGATCAGCGACCATGCCTGTGGGTTCGACAGCGCCCATTCGGAAAAGACGACGCCGATCGGTGGCGTGCCAACGAGTGCGTCGAAATTGTCCGACCCGATCACCTGCCAGGTCGACCCGTTCTTGAAGCGGATCATCATGTCCATCTCGCGGGTCGTCTCGCGGATGGCGGCAGGGAAGGCATCGTCTATGCGCCTGCGCCCGGTATGCGGGTTCACCGCGTCCCAGATGGCTTTCCGCGCCTGGTTCTGTTGAGGAAGCAGATGCCAGTACGTGCCGACGCGCTCATGAGCAGCGCAGGCAACGTAGTGCATGCCGACGTCATCCTTGCCGTGACGGCGCGGCCAAACGGCGATTGCCCGCCGTCCGCCCGCGTGCATGTAGCGCCACAAAGCGTCCTGGTAGGACCGCGGCGACCAGTTGTGCGGGAGGTCAACAACGGGCATAATTTAGGTCCGGTTTAATACCCATCTGTTTACCGAGAAGAGCTGTTATCGGAAGATACACCGGGCTTGTTGACGTTGATCGTAAGCTGTCCGTCGACATGTAGATTGGCGTCGATCGAAGCGAGTTTCGCGTGAACATACGGCGCAGCGCCCTTGGCCATGTCGCACCGGCGGGCCATGTCTTCATCCTCGTCCCGCATGACCTTCAGCATGAAGTCGAGCGGCGTCATGCCCGACGCCTCGATGGCCGCCACCTTGGCCGCGGTTACCTTGTTCGGGCTTCCAGGCTTCCGTCCTGCGCCCGGTCTAGCGCCGCCGTGCATCACTTGATCTCCGTTGATACTATTTCGTGTCCGAATGCGAGTCGCCGTGTATCCGCCTCCTCAGGCAATCCCAACCTGATCCGCTGCCCGCCGCGAGGGCCACGACCGCCACGATAGTTGTCGTTCAGGCTCAACAGCCCGGCCGCCTCAGCCTGGCGGACATACCTGCGAACCGACCCATCATCGCCGATCTTTAGCGCATCGCGGATCATCGAATAACTAGGCGCAATGCCAGCCTCAGCGATCGTCAGCCGGCAGTAAGCGACGAGCTGCTGCATTCGTGACTGGCGTCCGATCATCCCTCAAACTCCCGCTCGAAATTTCAGATACCCCGCGACCAGCAGCACCGCCCCGATGGTGATCGTGTGAAGGTTGCGGATGATCGCGTGGTATCCGCGCATCAGCCGATCCGATTGAAGCGCATGGCCTCATCCCGGTTGGCACGCGTGAGGTTCAAGATGCGGTCGATGATCTGTGTGAGCGGCGGTTCGGCGGACGCAGGAGCCTTACCGTTGTCAGGAAAGCCGATTCCAGCAAGCATCGCCGACCCAAACAATCGATCCGCGCTGTCACGAATGCTGGTCGTGCTATCGGACAACAACTTTTCGATTTCGTATAGTCGTTCACGCAACTTCGGTTCTTGGCCAACATGTGCGCTGGCAGCAGCCTGCTTTGCGGCATTCTCTACCATCGCCATGTGGTCCTCAACTGCGCCATTCATTCGCTCGTAACTATTGTAATCCATCATCATTCTCCTGTGTTGAAACCGAGATAAAACCGCACCCACTCGACCGGCAGCCCATGCTTGGCCGCGATCCGCTCCGCCTGGCCGATCCATTCCCGGCACGTAGCGGGCGAGGTGGTCGCGACCTTGGTCAGGAAGGGGGTCAGGCCGGTGGTCATGGCAGTGCCACCAGTGCCGCTTTACGTGGCACTCGCTGGTTCGGGACATGGCGCGCACGCGTGTGAGGGGTAATGGGCAAACCCGGCACTATGCGGCACTCCCGGCACTGTCGTTCTTTACGGAGATGCCCGTGTGCTTGCGGGTGCCGTTCGACCGGCTCCAGGGAAAACCTTTACGTTCCAAAGCGCTACGGAACGTCTTTGCCGTCCCCGCATCTTCGCCGCTTCTCTTCGCAAATTCCGACCAGCTACGGAAAAGAGTGCCGGGCTGGTCCCAAAGCCGGGGTCCAACGTCGCAGCTTTCCTCGACCCACTGGCTCATAATGTCCTGATTGGAGAAATAGTCCGCGGTGGCAGCGGCGACACTCTCAGGCCGCGCCAACCCGTGCTTTTGCCAGTCGAGGCACCCTTGCAGCGCCCACGCGAGAATGCGCGGCCCCTCCGCCTTCAGCTTCTCTTCCAGCATATGGTCGGGAGCACTCGGTTTGTGGACGAACGGCATCATGTTGAACCGGCGCTGCATCGCCGCGTCGACACTGTTGAGCGTCGGCTGGTGGTTGCCCGCAAACAGCAGCTTGAAGTGCGGCTGGTAGGTGAAGAAGTCCTGCCGCATGAACCGGGCGGTGATCGGGTCGCCACCTGTCAGGGCCTTGATCCGTGCTTCGGCCCAGGATCGCCCTTCCTCCGTCTCGCTGGCGGTCACCAACCGCGCCCCTTTCAGCATCGCCAGTTCGGTCGGATGGCTGCTGAACTTGGACGACGTGAACGTGTCCATCGGCGCGCTCATGGCGTAATCGCCCAAGATGTGGACGAGGATGTTGAGGAACACCGACTTGCCGTTGCCGCCAGGGCCGTAGATGAAGAACAGCGCGTGTTCGGTGGTCAGCCCGGTCAGGCAGTAGCCCGCGATGCGCTGGAGATAGACCTGCATCGCCGCATCGCCGTTAGTCGCGTCGTGCAGAAACTTGGTCCACAGATCGGCCGGCTTGTTCTCGGGGCCACAACCGGTGACCTTCGTTATATGTTCGTCACGGCGAGGCGCGTGCATCTTGCCGGTGCGGAGGTCGAGCGTGCCGGCTGGCGTGCCGAGCAACCATGGGTCGTTATCCCATATCGCCGACGTGACCGCGTGCGCGGGATCTGCGCGGGCGAACCGCTCTGCACCACCGGCCACCGACGCCTTGCACGTCGATTTCTTGCCAGCGCCTAAGCGCCGGCCGATCTCGCGAGCGAAGTGGAACGCCACCGGCACGTCGGTCGATGCCCAATGGGTGAACTGCCACTGATACCACTTGCCGATGTTGTGATCGAACCGCAGATCGCCGCGGTTCTGCCGGGTGAACTCCAGCGCGATCGCGTCTTCCGACACCTCGATCGGCTGCGCGCCAGGCATGGTGATGACGTTATCCGGCATTTCATCATGCGGAGGCGGGAAGAAGTCGTCGGGGATCATGTCGTCATCCATCCCGCTGCGCTCGTTCGACAGCGCGCGCGGCTTCCATGGTCAGCCACAGCGCCGATCGCAGGCGCATGAGGTACGAGGTCGGGGCAGGGGCGTAGACAGCTACTGCCGCGGCGCTCATGACCTCGCCAAGCAACGTCGCTGCCATCGGGCAAGCGCGTGCCATGCCGGTCGATGCCTGATCCCGCATCATCGCGAGCGATACCCGCGCGGCCATGTCCTGCTCGCATTGCGACGGGCAATGAATGCTGATCGCGGCGCGGTAGGCGCGTTCTTGGTCGCTTTCGTCCGCACGAATAGGTGTCGGCCGGCGGATGTTGGCGGGGGCGTTCATGCACTGACCCGCGCACGAACGGGCGCCCCCCACTCAGCAAGCAACGCCAGCGCAAACTCCGGGGTCCGCACCACTGCGCATCGGTGCCCGGCACCGTGAAGATAGTTGAGTAAGTCGACCTGATTAGCGTCAGGCTTGCCGCGTGCATCCTTGAACTCAAGGAAAGCCGTGCCGTGATCCCAAACAAGCGTCAGGTCAGGAACGCCCGCCTTCAGACCTTCCTTCTTCGCCTTCACGCGATCCTTCAACCCGCGGTTGTGACCGTTCGGGACGGCCCACACCATGACGGACGGGGCGGCTATGCGGAGAAGTCCGAGAAACGACGTCTGCCGCTCGATCTCCGGCGCTACGCCACGGTCGGGCGGTTCAACCGTAAACTGGGGCTCGGCTTTCAGCTCGTCCCCAAGCTGGTCGAGCAAAGCAAACGCCGCGCTCACAACGCACCCGCCGGTATCGTCAGTGAGAACCACTCAGCCTGTCGGGTGACGCAGCGATAGACCTTGCGCAGCCATACCAGCCGGCCGTCGTCCAGGCGGACGGGAAGCCACGCGAAGGTGGCGACGACGGCGACGGCGCTCATGCGCTGCGCCTCCGTTCGCGGTCCTGCGCGGCGAGCAAACGGGCTTCTACCTCGCGCCGCGCCTGCCGGTTGGACACACCCTTGTCGTCGCACAGGCGCTCGGGGGTCATCGCCAGCAGGCGATCAGGCCGCGCGTTGAAGATGAACGCGTAGCAGTCGTTCGCCTTGTCCTGCTGCGTCCGATCGCGCGCACCATACGCAGAGCTACCCCGCATCACGCTGTCATCTCCGACACACCACCCAGCGTGAACCCCGGCTCGACCCGCGGCATGACGAACTTGTCGACCAGTCCGCGACCGTTGCGCACGGCTTCCATGGTGCGTTCGAATTGCGGGATCGCAGCCAGCCGAGCGCGTTCCGTTTCTAGCGCTTCCGCTTGCCGGAACCTGCGCCACTTTAGCGCGGTATCTTCGCTAACGCCGAAATGGGTGCCGAGCCTGGCGGCAGTCCACTCGATCATCTCAGTGGTGAACTCAGGGACGGGCAGCGGCTTTGGACCAGCGGCCCTGCGAGTCACCGGATGCTGCGCAAACCACCGGTACAGGCCTTTGCGGCCGACGCGGTAGTGCTTCTGCAACCAGTCCTCGGTTTGGCCGGGGGCCACCTGATACCAGTCGTCCGGCAGTGGGCGTCTGCGAGGCTTGGCCGGTGTGAAATAGCGCCGCTGCAATCCTACGACCGTGCTGTAGGAACATCCGTAGCGGCGTGCGGCACCGGCAACACCGTGCTTACCGACGAGCATACGCAGGTGATCGCATTCGGCTTGGGTGAGGCGGGGGCGCTTGGCGGTCATGCCGCAGCCGCCCGGAATGCGTCGATCGCTTCGCCGGCCTCAACGAGCGTCCGCTTCATGCGGGCAATCTCGACCTCATCGACCTTGCCGTCTTCCAGCGCGATCGACAGTTCCATGAGCAACCGCGACAGCCGCGTTTGCAGGCCCTGTCCGCTCATGCCTTCCATTCGCACCGGCACGAGCTTCATGCCGATCATCGCGAGGGCATCGTTGGCGAAGCGGCCATTCCACCGCTCGGCACCGCGGAAGAACGCGGTTACCGGCATCTCGGCGTAGCCAGTGCGGTACGCCTTCCCAGCGTCGACGCCCTTGTGCATGAATTTGCCCAGCTCGGCGTCGGTCAGATCGTCATCTGCCTTGATGACAGTGAGACTGGCGGCAAGCGCCTCGATCAGCTTCGAACCCGAAACGGTTTTGTGAGCAGGGGGGATTACCCGAGCGGTCATCGGTCATAGCTCCGATTGTGATGTATGTTTCTTTCACCCCCGACCCGCTGCCCTTCGCCACGCTCGCGCGTCGGGTGGTCGGCAGCGTGCAGGACGCGGCCAATCGCGAACCCGAGCGCGATGGACACGACGGGCCACGCGGACAGGGCGCAGGCGAGCCAGTTTTCGCGGAGGAAGGTGAGGGCGGGGGCGAGCATTTAGGCGGCTCGCAAGGAGGTGTGGTGGTGACCGAACAGATCAAATTGCGAGCGACGAAGAACTGCATCCCGTCGCGCTCGATCAAGGGGCGCCAATGTCAGCAGGAAGCGCGATACGCTCGACCCGTCGAAGCTGTCAGCATCGGCCAGATCGATATGCTCGATCCGCTTAACGCTGTTGACGCGACCAACGTGGCACCACGAGCTGAGCGCATGGGCAAGCCAACTCCAGAAGCCTACAGTGCCGAGTTTCCAATCCGTATCGCCGCCTACGAAGATCCCAACGCGGGGACCAACAATCCGCCTGATTGTCCGCATCGCAGTGGCGGACAGATCCATGCCATTCTGCACAACCAGCATGAACTTGACGGTTGCAAGCGCAGGAATGCGCTTGAGCCAGCGAAGCCAGCGAACCGAACGCTCAAGCGAAGCGTCGCCGCCCATGACGATATCGGGCAGGGCGATCCATTGCGGAAGAACGGTTTCTTTGCAGGCCCAGTGTACAAAGCGGGCGAAGCGGTTGGGATCGAAATCCCTTTTTTTCGTAAAGTCAGTGTAGCAACCGTTTTCGGCCACCCAGCTATCGAAGTTCTCGCGGCGCCAAACTCCAGCGCAAGACACCAGCAACCACCAGTTTGCATTGCGGAGGCCCGCTAATGTTCGCCTCGTCCCGGTGCGAGATGCCATCGCGATCATGCCGACCACCGAGCGTGCAAGCCTTCGTTATCGCGGCGAACCTCTACCTCGACGCAGTTGACCAGCCGGCCAACTACGAAGGCGATGTCCTCATTCCATTCCATCTCCACGGGAAGAGGCTTGCCCTCCCAGCCACCCAGCAGCATGTCGAGCGCCGCTTTGAAGAGCCGAGCGTCCGCGCGGGGCGCCGCGTCAAACCAAGCTGTTACATGCCATTCGTGGACATGCAGCTCGGGCTCCGCGCACCTATGGGCCGCCCGAAACGAACCGCTTACGCCGATCAGCGTGCGCCCGCTCACGCGGCCACCTGCGAGTCCGCAGGGCGGTACTCAGCCATGAACCGCCTGATCCGCGCGACCGTCTTACGGCGAGGCTCGCGTCCCGCTTTCAGGTCGGCAAGCAGCGTCGTGTCGTTCGCTGCATCGCGCCCAAACCGACTGTCTTTGATATGATGCGTTCGACAGAACGCCTCGATGTCGTGGAGAAGGTCGTCCATAGCGACCATGATATGCGACGGATATATCCGTCGCGTCAAGACCCACACGACGGATATATCCGTAGATTGCGCTCCTATAGTCAGACATGGGAAATTAACCGCATGCCTGACGAGCCTTATGATCTAGAGCGTATCAAGTCCGTGTTGGCGGATGCGACCAAAACCGGTGCCGAATTTTCGCGGCGTAGCCTGGGTAAAGCTGCCGGTGAGCATCGCGATACGGTGGGCGATATCCTGAATGGCCGCAACAAGAACCCCACGACGAAGGTGTTGAGCAATCTGGCGCATGCTTTGGGTGGCGACCTGTCTCTCTTTGGTCTCGCGGAGGATCAGGTCGCCGATATTACTGAAGCTGAACTTGAGTCGGCTCTGTTGAAGGCGTTAAAGAAGATGCCCGCCCGCGCAACACACGAGACAAAGGCACGATATCTCGCTGACAATCTCGGACAGCTTCTTCAGCTACCGCCACGTCGTTCTTCCACTGAATAGGGTCGGCGATATGCGGTAGGGACCAGAGGCGTTGCTCCTCTTTTTTCCACCAGTTGAGCGCAATACGGGCAACGGCACATTGTTCGAAACAAACGCAGCAATTCACTTCGCAAGCCGGGCGGACTAGCACCGGCCCCTTCCATTTCTCTCCCACGCATACTCTCCGGCGCGGTCACGGGGATGACCGCTTGTTGCCTGCATGTTCTGAATCTTCCAACATTGCCAGCCTAAATTTAATCCCTGTTAATGTGGTTTATTGAACCCCTGTAGATTGCGGAGTCGGCGCCTGCTACGTCGCGTTCCGCCCAAAAATAAATGACGGATAAACCCGTCACCCCTATTGACTGACGGATATATCCGTCGCATTCTCCTCCCCACACCCCGCCCCGCTCCCCGATGCGGCCGGCGGTTTTGAGGAGGATGAGATGGCTCCCGAAAACGAATGGATTGAGTGGCAGGGCGGCAAGCAGCCCATCGCCGACAGTGTGCGTGTCGAAACAGTTTTGCGCGGTTTCGGCCAACAGCCCGTATGTTTCGCAGACGTCGTTTCCTGGAAGCACGGCCCCGGCAGCCGGCTCGACGTGATCGCCTACCGTGTGGCGGCAGCATGACCGCCTTCGCCCCAATCCCCACGCAGGCCCGCCGTCTCCCCGGCATGTCCGCAGTCGAGATCGCCGACGCCCGCGCGTTCAAGGCTGACTTCGCCCGCCGCACCGTCGCCATTCACCGTGCTTCGGAAGCGGATCGTGCGGAGATGGCCGCCAAGCTGCGCGCCGACCTCCGCCTCGGCAATCTCGGGCTGACCAGCGTCGAGGTGTCCGCCGATCGTTTGCAGGTGCGGGCATGAGTGCGCGCACTTGGATGAAGGCGCCGTGTGGCCCTTGCCCATATTCGCGGGTCAATACCCTTTGGCTTCACCCTGACCGAGCCCACGACTTCGCATCAATGGCGAGCAACCCGTACAACGATTTTCCCTGCCATAAGACCGCTGATCTGCACGAGGATGACGACGGTTCGGCTGAATACCGTGCCGGCGATCGATCGCTGACGTGCAACGGCTTCCTCAGCTTGCAGGTCAACGAGAACGGTCGTGGCCCCAAGGGCTTTACGCCGCACCCTGATGCTTTCGGTGACCACTGGGAGATGTGCGAGCATCACGAAGAGCATTGGCAGGACGAGCAGGATCGCATCGCTCTGGAGCGCGTCGCATGATCTGGCCCATCATCACCCGCACCGAGCACGAGCGCGAGCTTGCCGCGAAGGATGCGGAGATTGCCGGTCTGATGGCTTGCTCGCTCCCCCACCTTGCATGTCGCGTGCTTGATGAGATGGATGAGTATTACGGCTATTCATCAAAGCACATCGCGCAGACCCTGCACGTTTCGGAGAAGCAAGTACGCGCGATTTTACGCAGCTTTGAGGCTTTTGGATGGGCCAATCTGCACCCATTCTTTTCAGAAGATGACAACCTTATTCGGGGGTCAGGGTACAGTCTCAATAGCATAGGTTTTCGGGCCAAATTAGCGCTGCGTTACCTCAACGATCCCCGCAACGAGCGTGGTCAATTCGAGAAGGATGCACAGGCATGACTCTTGAACAGCAACTTGATGCCCTGATCGCTCAGCACGGGCTCAGCAGCATCACCATCACTCGCCTTGCCGGCTCGCGTCGTTCGTTCTGGGGCATCAATGCTCAGGCCGATGGCTTCATTGGCGCGAACACAGACGAGAGCGGTGGCGGTCGTCCTGACAGCGCGCACGATGGCCTGACGATGGCGATTGCCCAGGTCAACGCTCAGCGGGCCGCTCCGGTGGTCGTGGACGAGCTGGAGGAAGCGGCATGAGCGCGCCCACCACAACCTGCCCGGTCTGCCACGGCTCCGGCTTCGGCGTGTCGGACGCCCGCTGCGGCTTCTGCGGCGGCAAGGGTAGCGTCACGCCGGACGCGGCGCGTGAGTTCAAGCGGTCGGGAGGTCGGGCATGAACATGCTCACTCCCATGCCCGCCGCGCAGGTTGTGGCGGAGGTCGACGCGATGCACGTTGTTGCGGGTGGTGACCACTACAAGGCTGCGTTTCGGCGTGCTGCTGTTGATCGCATTGCCGCTCTCAAGTTCGAGATGCGCGCTGCTCGCAACGCTGGCGATACGGCCAAGGCTGAGACCTACGCCACTATGCACCAGATGGCGTGTCGCTCGCTTCAGCAGACCGATTGCCCCGGCGTTCCCGGATGGCTTCAGGTCGAACGCGAGCGCGGCCTGTGACCCGCATCCGCGCCGCCCTTGATGACGCCACACAAGATGACTGGGACGCCCTGCGGCTGTTCGTCATCGGGGTGGCCTCCCTTCTATTCGCATGGGGAGCATTCGCATGATCGTCACCCAGCATGCCGCCCAACGCTGGTGCGAGCGCGTCAACCCGCGCCTGACACCGGACCAGGCCGCGGTCGTCATCTCGCAGCATAGCCCCGCCGTCACCAAGGCGGCCGCGTTCGGCTGCAAAGTCGTTCGGCTCGCCAACCGGTTCAAGCTGATCCTTGATGCCGATCGCGTCGTGACGGTGATCGCGACGGATGTGCCTTGGGCTGGGCATCGGGGGAGGGGGCTGTGACGGCGCCTGCATCCTTCACGAGCTGGTCGCCCGCCGACAAGCCGCACGTGACTTATCACGCCGATTTCGATCAGGGTTCGCAGGAATGGTTGCAGGCTCGGTGCGGGCTGCTGACTGCCAGCGAGGTCAAGAAAATCCTGACCCCGACGCTCAAGATCGCGAACAACGATTATACCCGACAGCATGTTTGGGAGATCGCGGCTCAGCGGATCAACCAGTACGTCGAGCCGCATTACGTCGGCGACGACATGCTGCGCGGCCATGAGGACGAGGTGCGTGCCCGCTTGGCCTATGTCGAGATGGTTCCCGACGTGCGCGAGTGCGGCCTAGTCACCAATGATGGGCATGGCTTCACGCTCGGTTATTCGCCCGACGCTTTGGTCGGCAACCACCGGCTGATGGAAGCAAAGTCCCGCCGCCAGAAATATCAGGTGCAAACGATCATTCAGGGCATCCCTGACGAGCATGTCTTGCAGCTTGAAACCGGACTGATCGTCACCGAGCGCGAGGGCATCGATTATATTTCGTACAGCGGCGGCATGCCGATGGTGGTGATGCCATACGAGAGCAACGCCGAGCGGCGCGAAGCCATCATCGCAGCAAGCCTCGACTTCGAAGCGCGCGTCGCGGCCACGGTCGCCGAATACCAACATCGCCTCAAGTCCGGTGCCTTCCGCTGGCGCCCGACCGAGCGAGTCATTGAGCAGGAGATGTACTGATGTCCGATATGGATGCGGTCACGGCAGCAAAGTCTGACCAGATCAACGCCGACGACTTGGTGGGCACTGAGATGCGGGTGACCGTTGACAGCGTGATCATTCGCGCTGGCACCGAACAGCCCATCACGGTCAAGCTGGTAGGTCATGACAAGGTGTTCCGGCCTTGCAAGACCGTCGCCAGGATCATGAAGGCCGCGTGGGGCGCCGACAGTGCTGTCTACAAAGGCCGGTCCATGTTGCTCTACCGCGACGACGCAGTGACGTGGGGCGGCATGAAGGTCGGCGGCATTCGTGTGCGCGCGATCAGCGATATCACCAGCCCCCTTGTTCTCGCTCTTCAGGAGAAAAAGGGCAGCAAGAAGATGACGACGGTTCAGCCTCTCAAGGTCGAACCGCAGACCGATGCCGCCCCCCGTAAATCTCCTACTGCGGCGGAATGGACCGATGCGTTCATC